AATCCACAGGACAACAATTATTTGGAATCCCCAATGATGGTAGTAACGAAGATGACAAGCAATAAGGGGGGAAGTATTGGTGTGGCCGTTTAGCACCAAACAGGAAAGGCAAACAGAAGCAATGTCACAGATCCTTGCTGAAAATGCCTATGAACGAAGGATGGAACGGCTGGCTGGATGGGTGCGAACCGTAGTGGCGTTATTCGGAGGAATCGCTCTAACATTTCTCACATTATTTCTGTTAGACAACTTTGGGGAAATGCGACCTGTGGAAGTTTGGGAGTGGATAACGAACAGGGAGTGATTTTCCCTTGAGTTCCACATTATTAGCAGGTCACGTTATATTGGCATCTTTCAATGCGATCAAAAAAGTGTATCGTACCTTGAAGCCACATAAGATTGGTATTTACGGACCGACCATGACGGGTAAAACTACTCTTGACCAGTATCTAACGGTTCCCGGTGACATAGACCCTATCCCGCTTGAGTTTAGAACGACTCATGCATACGACTCGACACACAAGCGATACAGAATGCCGCAGGCTAGAAGGAAATTGCTAAGATGGAAAAAGGATAAGAAGGCTATATCTAATAATGACATTGGGGGGCAAACACAATTCCGCAATCTATGGATAGAAGATATGATTGACCGCAAAGTTGAGGTTGTAATTTTTATGATTGATCATAGAGTTTTAACAAACTTGCAGTGCAGAATGGATGCGGTTGCGGGTTTTAACTACCTAGTTGATGCTTTATTGAAAAAGCACTATCCTTCGACATTCAATCGGAAGATGAAAAAGAAGGCGAGGAAGTATCAGCCAAAGATGTTTTGCTTTTTGATTAACAAGATGGATATATGGTTCGACCAACATGCGAAAGTCCTTTGGGATTTGAACCTGAAGCGTGAGCATCCGATTGTATATCCGTTTAGAGATGGGCTAAAACGGTTGAGGAAGGCGGGGATAAGGGCGGATGTCGAAGCAATATCCGCTCAACATGGCCTAAATGTGGAAAAGGTTCTGATCAATTTAATTGAAAGTATGTAATTGACCGCCACCCTTATCAGCCTGTCAGGACTGGGAGGGTATATGTCGTGGGTCCCATTCATGGGAGGAGGAAGTCCATCTCTAACAGCAATGACCGATGAACAACTGCGTGTTATGTCCGCTCAAAGTGGCATAGGACTTGAGTTACTAAAAGCCCAACAAAGGGCTGAAATGGCTAGTGCAGGTTCATCGGGGGGGGTCGAAGGAGAGAAGGATATACTAATCCCAACAGTTGAAATACAGTTGAAGAAAAATCCTAAAAATCCTAGAAAGGCCCGCAAAAAGAATATCAAAATGCTTCGTAAAGCACTAAGGCCACCCAATTACAATCTTGGTTTTTTCAAGGTTTATCGCTATAATGCCGCCTATGAATGTGCTTGTTGCGGTGTTGATGTGAGGAGATTCCTTGAAGGTGACAATGCCTATGCACACATTGTTGATGAACGCACAGGGTTGTCATTAGCAGATACATATTGGTTTGACGAGGACACAGGTCAGGCTCGTAAACCTCATGCTAGAACGCACGGTGATCATGGAGATGAAATGAACAGCACGCTTTGTCCAGCACATTTACACATCTATCACACACTTATCAGTTTGAAACAAGAAGAGGATTTAGATTCAGAAGGTTTCAACAAAAAGGTCAGTAAAGGGACTCGGTTTCAGAAAATACCGGGTGTTGCTGGTTTAATGAAAGGTATGCAGAAAAAACAAAATCGTTCAACTATGGAGTCATTACAGAAGTATGAACCATTCTTTGCTATGATTCAAAGGGATGCGGCGCATAGTAAAGGCATTACGATGGTCCAACACCCAAATCCGATAAGTGGTGTCGCCGATATTGTATTGGTCACTTTTGACTTGCGTGCTTTACAGTTAGAAAGCCAATCTATGCAGAATCAGTATTTAGGCATGGGGGCGAGCGTAAACATGATGAATCAGGTGGCCGTGCCAATGACACAGGCGAATAGTCCTCAAGAGGGAATAGCGATAAAAGGAGAGTAAGAATATGGGTTGGTTTTCAAAAGATAATTCCACTACTACGCAGTTTGGCGGAACGCAACAATTTGGCGGACAGCAAGGTATGAACGGAATGGGCATGAACGGAATGGGTATGAACAACAACATGAACGGAGGAATGGGTGCAATGATGATGAGTCAGCAGGCACAGAATCCAATGATGCAACAAATGGCAAACGACCCAATCACCGCAACAGCCCGCCTATTGGATTTCAATGACCCGGTGTCTGACTTTATTGTATCTCAAAACTTCGCTATGCTAATTGAATTAATGGGCAGTGTCACTACATTGGCAATGAAAGAGTTTTTCACAAATGTCAAGTTTAAGATCGATGGCGACCATTATGTTATCGACACAGGTTCAATGCCAACACAACTATCAACAATGTCCCCTGAAAACTTGCAGTTGACATTACAGCAGGTTCAAAACAATGTAAATATGGGAATCCAGCAAAGAATGCAACAACAACAAATGTTCTTAATGGCACATAACCCAATGGCAATGCAACAAAACCAACCCGGCTTCTTTGGCAGTTTGCTAGGGAACATGCTTGGTGGTCAAGTCCAACAACAAGGCGGCATGGGTAGTGCAATGAAGAACGGTGCAATCGCCGCTGGAACACTGGCTATATGAGTTGATAATTATGAATGAAGGAAATCAAAATAAACCCGAAGACTTGAAAACTGTTAGCCTTTCTAGCACGCTAGATGCTTTCGTATCGCCAAATAAAATGTTAGTTGAAAGTGCTACGATGATATTTATCATTGCCTTTATGCTCTTTTCACTGGTTACTTTAGTATGGAGAGGCCAAAATCTTTCAACTACACAAGCAATGCTTGGAGTTTTCGGCCTAATCTTTACAATGTCGGTAGCGATCAAACAGTTTGCTTCCTTTCGGTATTGACAGGTATCGCCTGTCTATGATGCAGGATTTTCAGGAAGCAATAACTGAAACTCCGCCTGAACCTAAAAAGCCCAAGGCATATCCCGAAATACAGTGTAAATCGATAACAAAATCGGGCAACAGGTGTAAAAGACCGCCGGTTGCTAAATACGGCGACTATTGCACAATTCACGGCAAGTTGAATGAAAAGTCTAATTGAGGCACTTGTCATGGGCCATACATGGCGGGGCGTAAGACAAGGGCTAATTGTGCCTTTTGCCAGCATCCGAACCGGGATGATTTTGAACAGCAAATCCGCATTGGAGTCCTAGATGTAAAGGCCCTTGACAAAGACCAAGGATGGCCTGAAGGAACCTCTCACCGTCATATGAGGAGGCACGCTGGTAATTATCACAACAACAGTAATTCAGAATGCCCAGTTTGCACACATTCTGAAAGAGCAATCATTGAGGAGGCAATACTTGAGGGCCGTGCTACTGTCGAGGATTTTGCCGCTGAATTGGATATAGAAGAATCAGCATTGTTTCACCACATGGAAAAGCATACAAAACCATTGATACAAACCCAAGTTGAAATTGAAGCATTGCCAAAAGCAATGTCAACGGTCAATGAATCATTGAAGCGTGTTGAGCGTAACATGAACCGTATGGACCGGATTCTCTCATTACATCTTGATCATGTTGAGAATGCAATGATGGATTCGGAGGAGATGGTATCAGCCGCTGATTTGCAGTTAGCAATCAAAATGCACAAAGAGGTTAGAGAAACATTGACCGATTTGGCTAAGTGGATGGATAAGGCTCAAACTATTGAAGAGGGCCAATCGATGTCCGTTCTCACAGTAATACAGGCTCACTTTGCTGAAAAGTCGCCAGCCGAATGGCGTGAGTTGAGGCAATCATTGGCCGAAGCGGGGGTGCTTGAAGATGGCTGAAGATGAGCAACCATGCAAAAAATGTGGAAAACCAATCCACATAACCCATTTGAATGAAGAAGAACACCAATTCGGACACCACATAGAGGACATGAAAGGGCCTTATTGTAATCAAGATTGTTGGGTCGGAAGTGGCGACTATAATCCAAAAAAGTCATTTGACCGAGCATTCCGCACAGGTTGGTCTGTGGTGAAACAGGATGGTGGTAAAAATGGCTGATGCAAACAGTTGTTGCTGTGGTGCGACAAAAAGTAATCCATGCGCCTGCATGAAAAAGATGGCTAAGACTGGCGGCAAGATGCAGTGTTCTTCAAAAGAACCAATGTGTGCTTGCTACAAAGACAAGGCCAAAATCAAGAAGGCGTTTGATACAGGATGGACAATCTCAAAGAAGTCATGGGATGACATGGATGAAGATGAAGATTCAGGATGGACTGATAACCCAATGGAATGCAGGGTTTGCGGTCATATTTTAAGTGGCAAAGAATGGGAAGGCAAAAGGTGTCCTCAATGTGGGACTCGTAATACAGTGCATCCAATGTATAGGTGATTGAAATGGCTAGATGTGAATCAGGAAAAGATAAGGATTGCACGGGCGAGGCAACGCATACCGTTCAAAATGAAGAAACGGAGATGAGATGCTGTGGCCCGTGTGCTGACCATGCACCCGGCAATGCTACGGTTGAAAGAATTAGTAAAGCGTTTACAATTAGTTGGGCTGTTGTAAAAGGTGAATATCATGAGTAAAAATGAATGTGCGACAGTGAATTGCGAGGATAACTCGCACCAAGACAATTGGGCTTATTGCGGTAAAGGTAATTGTTCATCATGCGGGGGCGGGTGCGGGAGTGATACCTGTAAGAAGTGTAACAATGCTCTCAAATCTAAAGAGCGTGCATTCCGCACAGGTTGGGCTGTTGTAAAAGGGTTTGAGCCTGAAGATGATACATGCATTCGATGCGGCGGTCAAAAAACACCGGAGAAATATGGGCCTGATGGACCTCCAAATGGTAACTGTTCGTGTAACGAGTGAAGGTGATCGATATGAAAACAATCCACGACCTGATGCTCAAAGACACCAACTATGAAGAGATTCTTCACGATGGTGTTGTTGACTCTCCGGTGGATGCGATTGGTTTTTTGAACGCACTAGACTTTGTTGTTAAAGAATGGAACGATGCAATGGATTCGTTTGACATAGAAGGTCAAGAGGATGTTGCTATGACAATATACGGCGACTTGATGAATACAAGACTTCTGTTTGTTGACTTGATGGAATCAGGTGGTCCTGCGATTGCATTCACCGAAGCAGTAAAGGTCCTGAACGGTTTGAAACAATCCATGTTGTCTATGGCCAAGTCATATGCTAGAACGCCAACTTTGGCTCATTGGTATTTGGCATTGCCCGTCAAGGTGCAGAATTATTATAACAATATGAGGAGGGATGCTCGTGGTAATCGCCAATCCTCGTGACCCAGCACTGTGGACCCCTCGCACACAGGAGTTTACCGGCGGCTATAATGGCCGTGAAATGTTAGGTGACTATGATGTTAATCCTAATGAAGATTCTGATGGTTTATCCCATCATACCCGTCAATCTCCTGAAGATTATGAAAGCACAGACCAAGCGGACCCTAAGAAAAGGCGAAAGCGTGCAATAGAGGAATTAGAACCTGCGATACCGCATATTTCAATGAAGCCCGCTAAAATCGATGAAGAAATCGCAAGGACCCCCCAAGGCGAAGGGGCCAATGAGTTGTTAGAAAGCGGCTTAGGCGTGGACATGGGTCTAGCAGGTCGTGGTATATCTCAAGCGGTTGGTGCTAATGTCGGTCCGATCAGAAGTCCAACAGGTCAAATCTCATATCAGTCTGACATTGGCAAAACTATTGATTTGCCGTTTTCAATGACTGGTGCTTTACTCAAGGCCAAGCGAAGGTTCAAAGGGCGTAAATACGAAGAGGATGAAGAATCCAAAGAGGATGAACGCAAATCAAAACAAAAGCGAAAGCGTGAGAAGAAGCGAAAAGGAAAGGGCAAAAAGACGGCTCGTGGTGGCCGTGAAATAAAGTCCGCTACAAAGAGGCGTGCCGCATCAGCGGAGAGAAACCTCAATCGATATTCAAAGCGTCAGGCATTCAACCCAAATACGAAAAGCCTGCCATTAAGAATGCTAGGTGCTACTAGAACGGAGGGTATCCCTCTTAGACTTCGTGACCCTGTTGCATGGGAGAGAAAGAAGGCATACGAGAGAGAAAGAAGAAAGCGTGGTGCAATGCCTCGTGGACTTTCACATCACTATGATACATCAGCATCAGGCGGGCGTGGGGGGACCATTGGTGGAACAAAGGGAACCTCAACTAAAATGCCATCTAGTCCAAAGATGGGAACAAATCCGACTCGTGCATCGGCATCACGCCGAGAGAGAATTAGTCCGGGCGGGGTTGGCGACCCATTGGGAACATCTGATGCATTGCCTGCATTGTCTAAGGCTGTCAGCGGTTTGGCATCTTTGAATAGGGCTGAAGTCAAATCATTGCTTCGTAAAGTTGAGCAATTGCTGAACAAACTAAACCGCATGAAGAAGTCCACACCTGAACACGGGCAAGAAGCGAAAATTGGTAATCAAGCGGGAGAAGACAAAGGAACCGCCCCAAAAGGTATGACCTCTTTGGACCCTGAAAAAGAGGCTTACAGAATGTTTGATGATACTTCACTGGTTGAACACATTGTTAGTAAGCGGTGATTATCAATGTTGCATCTTGACCGTTTTCTGATCGTTAAGGGCGAAGGGGTCCACGACCTATGGGATTTTATCAATGCGGCATTGGGTTCTAACAGTCCGACGGAAACTACGATGGCTCTCCACGATTCTCATCATGATATTCATCATTCCGAAATTACTGGGGTTGAAGGCGATGCCGCTCATGAAGCATATAGAAAAGGACTGGTTGATGAGGAAACAGCAAGGATATACCACGAGGGTCCTAGCAATCCTAGATACATGGATGCATTTAGAAGATGCGTTTTGGCTGGCGCACCGTTAATCAATAGCCTTGTTGAAAGACAAAATGTAATCAATGCGTCGAGAGGCATACATGGAATGAACGCCCCGTTTAGCAATATAATGGGCAAGGACTATCAGGTTGATGCTCAATGGGGGCATAAGCCTCATGCATTATCCGTCAGCGATGTTAAACAATCAAGCGGTGGTCGTTTCATTGACCCTTGGGACCCACAGACAAGACAGTTAGTAACTAATATCAAGAGTAAGAAAAACTTGCAGGGAGAGGGATGGTTAAGGCCATATTCCGAAGCATTAGAAGAACGCAGGGGTCAAAGTGGCCCACAGCATAGAAAGAAAACCAATGACACAATACATCCGGGTTTGGTTCATCGTAATACGATCAGAATCCCTGATGGTAATGCTCTTGTTGAATTATGGAACACTGTCAAAGAGGCACAGACAGTGGCTCAACAAATGGGCCAAGACCCAACACAAGCGGCGCATCAAGCATTGATGCAAAATAAGACATTCAAGAAGGTAACAGGCGGTATTCATCATAGGTCGTTTGAAGAAACCTATGGTCAGTATGCCGACCATGCGGCAATGTTCACGCCTGAAAATCGGGCCGTTGAGTCTTCACAACAGGTGGACAGTGTTGGCGACCCAACTCCTGACCAGCAATTGATGAATACGCCATTGGGCCAAGACTTGTCAGGTTGGGCGCATCCTGAATTGCATGGACAGGGCTGGTTTGATAATCTTCACATTGGCGGTAAAAATGGCCATTCGCAGGCGGGTGGCGGCAGGACAACGGGTGAAAAGGCATTACAAGACCTGTATGGTTTTAGTCCTGAAGTAGCCAGCGGGGTATGGGACCAAGCACATGCCGGAAAACGAAAAGAAGGGACATTTAGGCAACGCTGGAATCATGCATTAGCAAATGCCACCATGAATCAAACGGGCGGTGTCGCACCTAACTGGGTTCCTCAAGGAACGCCAAAGCCAGTAGCACCTTCAATAACAACTGCCACCCCTCAAGCACAGGCCCCACCGTCTGACCAACAACAGCCTTCACAACCGCCTCAAAATGATACTACAAAAACAGTGGTTCAAGGCGAAGGTATGAACCCCCAACAGGGGGGCATGTCAATGACATATCCAACCGCTTCTCCTCCCCCCGTTGACAATGTAGTATCCGCCCCTCCGCTAAGTGCGGGTGCTTTTGCATCCCCTCCTCCTAAGAACCCAGCAACAAACCCCCCTCCCGCTGTTGGAATGAATAATTCTTTAGGGGCGGTATCTCCTCCCTCGACACGGCGAGGCATAATGGATACTGCTGGTGAAGCACTAGGTCGTCTTTATGGGAACCTATTGCCCGGTGGTTTTTTTGGCAAGTCTGAAACTGAAAAACAGCAGATAGAGCATTATCTTGAACAGGTTCAAATCGACATAGCGAAAGCCGAATTGCCCGTGACAACTCCTATGAATGCCAATTCACCTATTGACATTTCAATGGTGGCTGGCCGACTCAAGAAGTCGTCTAGCGATATAACAGCAATTATCCATAGTCGTGGCGACTGGCGTGACATTGCTAAGTCATTTAATGTTCCACACGAAACAGTCCAAGAAGTAAAGGTGATTTTCAATGAATGATTTAATTTTGAAAGCGAGAGAAGAACAGTTGATCGATGATAAGACGGATTTGGTGAAGGCCGAATTGATGTCTGAACATGGCGTTAGTGCTGAATGGTGTTCAGAAAATCATTTGCTTATCAAGAATTATGTCGCTACTACGCCCGGTAACAGGGCTAAAGACATAGCAAGTGGTATGATGTCCGCTGTGTCAAATTATGGTGCTAGCGATTATTACGGTGGTCAAGGACCAATATCGGGAAAAGGATTGAAAGGAAAGGCAGGAGGTGCGATTCGCAGGGTGGGTCAAACACTAATGGCCCCAGTTAAGGCGGGTATCAGATTGGGAAGTGCGGCCAAAACCGGCCTTGACAATTTGGCGGTGACTGGTCAGCAGAATAGAACAGGAGTAACCCCGCAGGACCAAGCGGACCTTTCAGCAGGCCAAAAAGGTGTAAAGACTGATAATGCAGTTTCAAACCTTCAAAATCAATCAGTAGCCGCAAAAAACCCGGCCCCTATGCCGGGTGAAACTGCCCAGCAGGTTACAGATAATGCGAACAAAACAACTCAACAAGTCGATGCGGCAGGTGCGGCGGCGGTTCAACCTGCACCTGACTTAGACCAAATGACCGCTGATCAGAAAGTGCAACAAGTGAACAATCAGAATCAACAACAACCACAAGCACAAGCACAAGCACAAGCACCAAAGGGTAGCCCACAGGAAATGGCTCAAGCGGCTCAAATCCAAGAGGCTCAACAACAAGCGAATACTAAAGGTGGTTTTGGAACCGGAGTTATCTCTAATTTTCTAACATTAGGGGGTTCGGGTATGCTTCGTGCTGGTTACAATGCATATCAGCGAAACCAAGGCCGTCAAAAATTAGGCAGATATGCGGCTGGCGACTTTAGCAAATCCATTCATTTTCAAAACGAATTAAACGATGCTTATGGAGTAATAGCATTGCGAAAGGGGTATGAGGCACGGAATACTACGGAGATGCTACGCAATGGCAGGCGAAGACAGGTATGACCTCCTGCTGTTGAAAGCCGAGGGTAAGCAATCCGACAGGCATGACGAAGCATTTGATGCCGCATGGGATGAGTTAGAAAAGGGATTCTTTGAGTCGTTTGGTCGTGGCCGAAAACAAGCGCAGGCACGCCAACGAGCAATGCCAGCCGCATTGGAGGCAATGACGGCAAGACGCAATGCGGCACTTGCACCAGCGGTTCGCACAATAGGCGGGACTGACTCAAAAGCACCACTGCAAGGTGTTGTTGAACAGCCCGAATCCGTTGTCAATACAACTGAACCATATAAGGAAAAGGATGTTATTACAGACGGCGATGATAATGATGAGGACCCAGTAGTTGTTGCTAATGAAGAAGAGGCTGAAGTCGATCAGAAAAAGGTTCAGGCATACAACGATAAAGTCAACCGAACCAAAGTGGAATCTCAACAGGCAATGAGGGCCAACGAGAAGAATAAGAAGTCAAAGAAGGAGGAGGAACCTCTAGTATCAGATATTCCTCAAGCAACAAATACAGAAGTTGCTGATGTTATCTCCGAGCCTGAAGAGGAACCTGAAGAGGAACCTGAAGAGGAATCTAGGCCAATAATTCTTGAAGAGGAACCCGAAGAGGAGTCCGTTGAAGATAAAGCGGCTAAAGAAGGTTTCAAGGCAATGGAACCTGAAACTGAACCTGAACCGCCCAAAGAGGAAAAGCCCAAAATTACGGCTGAAGAGATGTTAGAAGTCATAAAACCAATAACTCAATCTGATGAGTTTAAGGGTGATGCTGATGTTTTAGCGCAGGCTTTGGGCCTAGTGCCTGTTGGGGGAGGAGGCGAAACTGAAACAGTAACTGAAGAGGTTGCTGAAGAGGAAGCACAGGTCGAATTGCCTAAGAGAATGTGGCAGGTCGCCAGCGATGGCACAATTATCGGTAGCAAAATCACCAAAAAGAAGGCGGAGAAGTTGCTTGAAGGCGATGCCACATTCGATGGTAAAGTCCTGCAATTGAATAGGCCGCCGACTGAAAAGGAAAAGACGATGGCATCTTCAAAGTATAATCCTGATACTGGTAAAACCGAACCTATTGAAGTTGCTGACGATTTAGTTGATGACCCGAAGGTTGAACCGCCAAAGGTTAGCGATGACACTAGACAGACCATTCAAGAAGCCATACAGGATGCGGCCAATGTCGAAGAAGACATGCCTGAAATCGATGAAGAATGGGGCAGTGATGACAAGCCATACGAGTCACAGGTTGAAGAATTAGTTGACGGTCCTGATCTTGGTCCCGAAGATGGTATTACCATTGGGGATATGATGAATGAGATGCCGGATATACTCGATAAACCAAAAGATGAGCCGGACAAGGCTGAAGATTTCCCAACAATTTTTGCGGGCAATGCAAAGAAGTATTGGCCTATTTACATGGCTGAAGCAGAAGCGGGGAATGTGTTGGCCGCTAAACATCTTAAACGCATGTTAGATGACGACATTGCTCAAGAGATGGGTTTGGATTATGATGAAACTCTTGAGGAATTAGAGGGTTTGATTCGTAGCAATACAATGGATACACCTGAATCCGTTGGTGCGAGGTCGCCTGAAGAAGCGGCGGAGGCTCGATGCCTCAACTGTGATGGCACAGGCTGTAATACCTGCGACCCACGCACAACGCATGAGGAGGTTTTAGAAAATCAAGATATTCAACCATATGAAAGACAAACCGATTTACAACGGTTGAGAAATGATCATTACAACAAAGTAGGCGAAACGGAGGAGTTTTACAACTTTGATGAGTTAGAATCTGAACCTCCAATCCTAGAACCAGCGGATATATTGGCGGGCCTTTCGCTAGGGCGAAAGTTTAGACGAGGTAAAGGAAAATCAGCAACTAATGAAACTGTATTCATGTATTGGAACAAAGAAGGGGACCCGGTTGGAATGAAAATCTTAGACCCAAACTCAACAAGAATGCTGAACATAGGACAAACAGAATTGCCCGGATTGCGAAGGCCCACAAAGGCTTATGGTTCTATGTTCCACGAAGGGGAAACACTTGGGTCGCCTAAACATGTGCAAGGAATGAAAGACCATTTAGCATCAATGGATGAAAGTGGCGGTTGGAACAGTTTTGGCAAGGTAAATGAAAAGAAACGAAATCGTTACATTCAAGACATAAAGGAGTTTGAAGAGTCATATGTTTCGCCGGAAGAACAACAGGACTTTTTTGATCAAGTGAGAGGTTCATTTGCTAACTCCGATTATCGAGTAACTGAAGTCAAACCTCAAGCGTTAATCGATGCCATAAAGACAATGGGTGCGGAGAAAAAGTCCACTGGAATGTCGGCGTTCAGAACATTTGCTGGACCGGGATATTCTCATATAGATGATGTTCCGGGTTTGGACACAAGTAAAAAGAAGGATGAATATGCCGCCGCTGTTGAAAGAGCATTGGCGCAAAGTTACAAAGGAACCCCCGTAAAGATGACAAATAAACTAATGAACCCTGACCCATTTGCCACGAATGAAAGTGGAGAGTTGATACACCCTAACTATCCTCAATCATTTGAAACGATGACAGGCAAAGGAATGTCAGGCCTGCCGACACCCGGCAGAAAGAGCGATGTAATCTCAATCAAGAATATACTAGAAGAAATGGGTGAATCCCCAACGACTTCAAGGCCCGGTTACGGAACCAGCCGTTCACCTATGGACTCACGCACAATAATTGAAGGAAGGCCCGCAATTGGAAGAGGGCCAACTACTACTTTTGATACAGGGGACCTTTCGTTTTTACAAAGCGGACCAAGAACATTGAACAATAGGGAGGCCATTGGAAGGCCGTTGTATAGACCAATTGAAGGCTCGACAGCACATGCTACAAGTCTAAAAGACCTGAAGCCATTGCTAGGTCAAAAAGATGACTTGGCTATGCGTGACATTGGCAATCAAGCGTTTGCACCGGAGATGCTAGAAGCATTGAGAAGTTGGCCGACCAAAGACATGACTCTCACATATCCCGGCGAGGGATTGCCCGGTAAAGAAGGACCGCTAGTTGTTACAGGCAACATGCGTGAGGGTGTCCCTATCAATTACCTAACCGCACCAAAAACGGTTGACCCTGATGTCCCAAGAAGGCGTGTTCTAAAGTCACAACAAAATGCCAATGACGATTATTCGCTATTGCCGTCATCCTTCTTCGATCAGGGTGAAAGTAATCATATGCCATCTCAAGACAACATGAGTCTATTGCCAGCGGGTTGGGGGGATAAGCAGTGAGTAACCCCTTACTTGAGTTGACTGGCAAAGTTGACTTTGAGATGGGTCGAAGAGATTTCAAATACTTCTTTGAGGATATATGCGGTTTTCAACTAGCGCATTTCCATAAGGAATGGTATGAGATGTCTGAACAAAACGCCAAGACCTGCGTTATTGCATCTCGTGATCACGGCAAGTCTGTATTCTATCGATGCTATCTTCTATGGAAAATGGCATACAACCCCGGCACTGAAGTTTTATTCTTTTCACATAGTCAGCACCAATCTATTGACCACATGGCAAAGATGGATGAGTTAATTATGACTATTCCAGCATTAGCACATCTGAAACCAAAGCGTGGATGGGCAAAGCAACTATTCAAGTTTACAAACAAATCATCAATTCGGGCTATGTCTGTTGGTAAAGCGGTTCGTGGGGCGCACCCTGACATCGTAGTGCTTGACGATATATTGTCCAGTGAAGCGGCAACGCAATTAAAGTCGGTTGCCCAATGGTTCTATACCGCTCTATTGCCGGTATTGCACCACACGGCACAGTTGTGTATTGTTGGAACGCCATTCTCGTTTACTGACCTGTATGCTGAATTGAAAGGCTTGAGCGGATATGAAGTTAGAGAATACCCTGCAATCAATGAGCGAACAGGAGAACCGCTATGGCCTGAACGGTGGAATCTTGACGCATTAAACTCAAGACGCAATGAAATGACATCGATTGCGTTTACTCGTGAGTATCTATGTCAACCGTTGTCAAGTGAAGAGAGTTTATTCCCTGAAGAAATGATCGCAAATGCAAAAGACAATTCATTATCCCTCTCCTATTATCCCGACCCTGAAGAAAATCTCAATTACTATATTGGCTGGGACCCTGCGATTAGTGCCAATAGAAAAGCAGATTATACCTGTATGATGGTTATCGCTATGGATGAAAACAGGCATAAGAGGGTCATTCATACTCATCACGAAAAGGGAATGGACTTCAGTAGTCAGATTGATAAAATCATTGAATTGAATGCTCGTTTTAATCCAGTAATTATAGAATTGGAAACAAATAACTTCGCTGTTGCATTTAACCAAGTGTTGAAAGAAATAAGTGATTTACCTATCAAACCTTTCAATATGAGCCGAATGAAGAAAGAGGCGTTAATCCATACATTGCAGTTGCATTTTGAACAGGGTCATTTAGTAATTCCTTACAAAGACGAGGGTTCGACATTGCGTCATATGAATAACCTAATTACCGAATTGTCAACATTCACTATGCTTGAAAATGGCAGAATGGAGAGTTTGGGCGCACATGACGATATGGTTATAGCACTTGCTTTGTCCGTGCAAGCAACTAAGGAATACAGGGATAACATTGTAATCCTCGATGCGGACACATGGAGTAAAAGACTGGGGTGGGCTGATGCGTGATAGAATAGAAGCGGTGATTGGTGTTGAGTCATTAGTCGATGCACTGCGTAAGTTTAACCCGAATGTCAGACAGGATAACCCGTATGGTCGTGGTGCAAAAGCCGTTGCTGTCGGCGGTGCTTTGTTAAGCGAAGCACGGAAGAAGTTGGCAAACGCTGAAAAGGAAACTCGTCAGGCTGAAGAGGAGGTGGCTAGTGCCGAAGAACAAGAAGCAGAAGCATCGGTTGAACCGCCCGCCATAGACGGAACACCACCTGTTGAACCTGAAATGCCTGTTGAACCCGGTGGCGACTCGCAATCATTATTGGATTCAATCAAACCGGAGGACTATGGTGGTCCGAGGGAAGGGGCAGGTGTTAGGGGCATGAAAAACGAATTAAGTGGTTCAGCCCCCGCCGAAACTGATGGTTCTGAAGCCCCACCCCCGATTAATGCGGAAGTGCCAATAGTGGGAGTATCAAAGTCTTGGTTTGTCGATAACTTTGGAATGAGTAGTGCGAAGATTACTGAAATACTGGTTAAGGCAGAAGCACATGATGTGCTAGAAAAAATCCAACCTCTAATCATAGAAGAACGCAAAGCAATAGTAAAACAGTATGAAGGCGTTGACCCTGAAATTGTAAACGACCTGCCATTGCAGGATACTGATTATGCCCATCTAAGTAAGAATAGTGATAGGCTTCGTATTTCATTTTTACAATTAGCAAAGGCTTGGGCTGGCGATGATCAGGATACAAAAGATAAAGCATACAATCTTTGGAGGAATCGCATTGACAAATCAGCAAGGCTCTCGACTCGTGAGAATGCAATCCTTGAGCGATGTTCCGAAGTTATGTATGAGCGTGGGCCAATGAACGCACAAACTCTTCAATCATATGGCGTATCATCTCCTTCAAAGGAAATTGCCAAGTTGATAAAATCACACGGTTTCCTATTCGATATTGTTACAGCGGGTCAAGGGACTAGGGCTGATGAACGAAGTCTGTTCTATGACATCGATAGACCTGATGTTGTAATCAAAAATGTTGGCCGTTTAGTTGGCTCATTGTTAGATACTAGCGGCGAGTTGGGTATTGGGCCTCGTGGCGAGCCTAGATTGACAATGCAGTTTTCTAGTTTGAATGCACCTGCCTATGCCAACGCTGTTAAGAGTGAGATGGGTGTCAGGAATGTCAGGGCGGAGGGTTCATCATTGATTATCGAAGGTGACTTTGCTGTTCAGAAAGCACTTGAATGGGCAATACCATCCATGAATGAAAAGAAGAATGATGCCATTATTATGAAGAAGGCGTTAGATGGTAATGAAAATGCACAGAAACTTTTGGCATTCAATTACGCATTGCCTTCAAGTCAGATGGAAATGATGAAATCATGGAATTGGTCCATTGAAAGTTTTGATACTGTCTTGAAGGAGGTGGTTGCTGATGTCTAATTCCAAGCGAATGGAACGACTGTTCTCCGCTATTGGAGTTGATATGGAACGCCATACAACGCCAGTGCCAGCAATGCCGCTGTTTACAAGTGGTGTTCAGGAACCGCCATTGCTTCAAGGGATTACTATCCCGGCTTTGTATGCGGCGGCGTATGAATGCGTTGTTCTCCGATCAATCCTTAACCACTTGAATGTTGAAACCTTTAGAAAGGGTTGGGCGTGGAAACCTAAGTTTGTTGTTAAGTGCCGTCAATGCGATGAAGAGTATAAACAAGAAATAGAAACTTGTGAGAAATGCGGGGGAGAGGTAAGACCGCCCGATAAAGAGCAACTAGAATATGCCGACATAATTCTTAATGAAAACAATAGAATGCGTCAGTCATTCATCGAGGTTCTTCGTGAAATAGAGATGGATTTGAACATTGTTGATGATGCCTATCTTGTATTGACAAAGGAATACTTTATCGACCCCGCAACTAAAAAACCACAGTTTTATCGAATCAAGGAAATTACTCGTGCCGACCCTATCTTCATGCGTATTGTTGCTGATAAGCGTGGTGTTCGTGGAGGCAGGCAATATACCAGTTTGGTTGACCGCTCTTTTAGAACATCCGACAAAGATGCAAAGTGTCCAAAGACTGGGATGGCAGTAGTCCCTATCCATTACATGAACCTCGCTGGCGTGGGTGCTGGTCAGGTTTATACTGATGACGAAATCGTGCATATCAGCAAATGGTCCCCCTCAAAACTCTATGGCCGAAGTCCTATTGCTACTATGTGGAGGCAGGTAAATACACTGATAGCAATGGATAACTATGTTTATTCAGCATATCAGAAGCGAAGAATGCCTCGTGGAGTAATGGTCATCAAATCCTCCAATCTTGAAACCGTTGAAAGAACCGCTAGGAATATACAAGAGCATCTTGAAAGGGACCCGAATTACATTCCAACAGTTGGTGTTGAAACCGAATCAGGTCGTGGCGGTCTTGAGTATGTTCGTATGATGGACACGCTAGAAGAGTTACAATATATACCGATCAAGGATGACATCAGACAGCGCATCGCCGCATTCTTTGGCGTGTCAAATGTCTTTATGAATGATGTATCCGGCGGTGGTTTGAATAACGAGGGAATGCAAATCGTTGTCAGCAATAGGTCAGTTGCATACGCACAGTCCATTTACAACACCGTTCTATTCCCGGCTTTGATGAGCGCATTTACTATCAGCGAATGGACATTATCATTAAGTCCGCATGAAGAAGAGGATGAGATTATGACTCTAAGGCGAGATGAGATGGCGATTCGTAACATGATGCAGATGAAACAGGCTGGCTTCGATGCTAAATTGAGAGATGGAACCGACAATGAAATGCTAGAGTTTGATTACAAACAACCTAACCCTCAAGAGGTGGCGGCGGCTCAACAAGCGGCACAAGAAGCACAGCAGGGAGGAGGTCAACAGCAGGGCGGTCCTGTTCAAACAAGCAGGGACCAAATCGAAATGACTCCTGAAATGTTATTCAAACGAACCGAGTTTACTCCAAATAGGGGTGGCTCATTGGTAATCCCCGAAGCGGCGGCTGTAAATGCGGCGAATGGAATACCTCCATTGAGAACAGTTGGTGCTAGCCAAACAGGTGATAGAAGTGGTGCTGGTCAATCTCCCGATCATATCAAAAGGGTTGAAGGAGAGCCAGCCTTGTCATCAACGAAAGGCGACGACAGGGACTTCAAAACCGCAGGCGAAAGAGCAGTTGACAACAAGTTGAATCAAATGGAACGGAGAGCCGGTTCAAAGGGGCAACGATAAAGAGGGACCTAGTCATCGGATGGAGTGGTCGAGATGAACGAAACGATTGGAGATTTTGGAATAATCAGTAAAATGGACCCTATGGCCCGCCGTGCTTTGTCACAAGTTGAATCTATGCAAAATGCAATACAGCATAACAATAGAGATGATGTCGCCAAGCATTTAGAAGCGGCACAAAATGCTCTATCGCAGTTGAAATCCGACTTGGATTTGCACGACAGATTACAGAAGTCTTTCACCTCGGCGACTGATTCCAGCCAACTTCAAAAGTCCGTTGGAAACCTACATCAATTCAAAGCAAAAGATTCTGATTATGAGGGTAGCGAAGACGGTGTTGTAATGGGCGTATCTCGTAAAGGTCGTTCAACACAAATCATGCGCCCCCACCGTGTATTTTGAGGTGTCTAAATGTATTGGGATGAGGGTAACAGCAAATCGGTATCTCCTAGATTCCGTCATGAAGGCGAAGCATACAACGGCTTGATCATCAAGCAGGCTATGATGCCTCCAATGCCTTCACCAGCCGGTCAAATGCCGGGAATGGATGCAGGTATGCCTCCAATGGGTATGCCACCCGCACCTCCTAAATCGGCAATAGGAAGTATGCTTGATGAAATGGATTCGGGCATTCAAGGCCTCGCTGACATGTTTGCTAGTGTTGGACAATTACTTTCACAAAGTCGAGCAACAGGCATTGCCCCTGAACCCACTTTAGCAATGCAGGGTGATGTTGAAAAAATGAGGCAAAAGCAATTGAGCCTATTGCAGGATTTAGCCATGATAAAGGAGATGCACGCATCACTAGGTCAACACGGACCACCCGTAAATGACCCAATGATGGCGGCATCAATGCAACAAGACCCAATGAATATGCCTCAACCAATGCCACCACAAGATGCGGCAACAATGCCACAAGAAGCGATGTGATGCCAAATGAGTGATGAGCAAAAGCAAGCCGAAATTGACCTCATGAAGGAAATGGTCGAGGAGATTAGGGAATTGCGAGAGCGTGTAGTATCATTAGAATCACAAAACCTAATGCTAACAAAATCCCTTGATGACCCTGAAACACTGATGCGTAAAGCAGGTTGGCTGAAGGTCGTCACCCCAATGGCCGATGAAGCATATGACCCATTACAGCGTGATGTTAGTGATGGCTCGCAATCTTTCGCAGGTCCGTTTCAAGGGGCAGGTGATACATTCCAAAAGTCAAGGTATGACCAACTAGAGGAATGGAAAAATGCTGAACAACAGGTGATGCGACAATGATTGAATGGCACGACCCCTCCGAAACCCTTGAAGGCAATGTATTGAAGAATGTTCTAAAAATGGAATTAGACATACTCAAGTATCAACAGGAACCATCCGTCGAAAACGGCGTTCCGATGTTCATGGACCACGCAGGAGGAGTGCCTGTTCAAGCCGCCACTGGCTATTCAACAAACCAAGTTTATCCCGCATATTCAGATTCAGCACCGGCATCAAAACCAATTAGTGAAGTTTATTCAATGCCCGCATCTTATCAAACAGGTTATGATGCTAAAGGTTCATCTTTGCACATGCACATGAATGATGGTGGAACAACTAAGGGTATGTATCGTGATTCGGTTGAAGACTCAATGAGCAAGTTGACGACGATCAAGAAAAGTGCTACTGCCGAAGATATGCAGGTTATCAATGAAATAGAGGATTTGCTCAAACAAATTGAAACTCGCCTATGATAAGGGGGGGTTCGATGGATAAAAATCAAGAAGAATTGATTCTGAAAAGAACCGATACTGTCTTGTCTATCCTATTACTCAAAGATGTTGATGTTCCATCTTACATGCAGGCAATCCAAGAGGGTATGCCTGCGGGCAATGATATAGCGATTGCATCAACACTAGCCGCCGCTGATTCAAAACCGCCCTATTCAATGCGAAACCTGAACAGTCCTATGTCGGCGACAAGTATGGTTATCCCTGAATCAATGAAGGATTTCCTTTCAGGTCACGCCAAAGTAACAACTGATTACACACAGGACTGGCCTCAAGCGGCTGAAGACAATCCATTTGGCGAGCATCACCCATTCGGTTTCAAGTCCAATTGTAACCCAATGTTACACGGTGCGGCACACGGGGAACCTGAATATGTAAACCACATCATGGGTTCTATTGAAAAATTGCCATCTATGGCTGAACAGGAAAAGGTGAAGTCCAATGTTCCAACCACTGAAATGGGAGTTGTTGATTACTTAGGGTTGCCAATCGAAAGTCAACATGACCTTTACACCCGTGATCGTAATCGTAATTCATTTCAAAGCGATGAGGAATATACAGATAACAAACGAAATGATTTATCAACATCATTCGGGATGTTGCCTATGCTCTTTGGTTTAGAATGGCAAACCGAAATGCAAAGAAGTAATTTCATGGATTTGCTTCAGGAAATGTCAAAAACATCTGATGCGAAGTCACCCGATGCAATGAGGATAGCAAATCAATTCCAAGAGAAGGCTGGTATATCTTGGGGTCGTGCTTTGAGGAATTGGCGAGAGCGTTTCAACCCAATGCTATCGTGGTGGCAAAGGTCCCCTGATAGGCATGGCCCAACTGAACCACACCCCGGCGGGGAGTTGGAACACTTCTTATCACCATACATTTCCACTGAAGCGGGGATTAGCCCTTCAATGACCTATCATCATTGGGAACCATACCAGTATTGGGGAGGAGTTGGTCGTGGAATAGAATCCCTTGACGGTGTATTCAGTCAAACATACCCCGATATATTCAATGGTGGTTGGATGAATGAGCATCTGATCAATCACGAGATGGATGAAAAAGGTCCGTTCAATTTAGGCGGCTCACATTTTCCTAGTGCAGTAAATCAACTAGAGTTTGACAATCCCGCTAGAGCGGCACTAGGTTCGCACTTCGACCCTGATAATGACTATCAAAAGCGATTATCAATGTATTCGGCGGCATCAAACAGATTACATGAGCATCCATCAGAATTGACAGGGGGCCGTATAGATGTCCCTGATGATGCTTTGATGCTATCTAATTTGGGCCGTGCATTATCATCACAGACCGACATGGGGGGGCCTAGAATTGGTTTCAACCGTGAGGAACACCCATTCTCAACTGATGATTATTGGAAACATCACAATGAACACTTCAGGGCATCAAACAGCCACATTTCTCGTGTAATGCAACAGCACGCTCAAAAGGTCATTCAACAGTTTGGCCCACAGGTCCTAAATCCAATGGGTTCTGAAGACCCTATGGTCCACGCAGTATGTCGAGGCAATCTTCAACAAATTGCGGCGGCGGCGAATCATTCTTTGCTTCGTATGCAAATGGGAGAGTCATACAAAACTCTAGCACCAAACGCCGAAATGAAATCAGTCATGGGTCCAGTCGGACCAGTGTCGCCTGATTCTCACGCCGTTGTCCCCCCTACATATGTAAGCGGCGATACTGATGCTTGGGGTCATGAGATGCCGACTAATTTGACTTGGAGGTTTGACCCTGAACAGAATGGATACTCATACAACATTACCGATTCACCCTTCGACATACTTCAAAGGACAGCACATGCTGATTTGGTGAGAGCAATATCGCCCGCATTGATGGGTCCAATGTCTAATCTGCCAGCGAAACAAAAAGACATCAATGCAATATCAGCCGCCGATGGCTTTGGTTACGCACCAATACAGAACGGCTCACTTCGTAAAGCGGATGACTATGAGCCAACAGGTGTGTTTGAAACTATGATCAAGCCAGCACACACAGTATATGACTTAGATGACCTATCCACAATAAAGGGCTTTAGCGGCGATTGGGTTGTGCAAAAGATGCCTGAAGGTAAAAGGATGCTTGTGAAAAAAGAGGGCAAAAGAGTTGACCCACTTGATTTACCATCAAAGGTCAAGAAGGCATTGAAAGAGCGTGAAGGCGACTTTACTGTTGATGCATATGTGAAAGGTAACGAATTGCATGTGGTTGATTTATTGGTTCACAAAGGCACTGACCTGCACATGGAACCACTAGAAGACAGATTGAATGCTTTGAGAACGCTTTACCATTCAGATGAACATATCAGTTTTCCAATGCCAAAGTCGTGCATTACTACTGATGATGCTGGTCTAAGTAAGGCTGTTGAAGAGTTAGGGGGGGCTGGTTTACTAATTAGAGATGCTACTTCGACTTTCATCAAAGGAAAAGAGGCACATCCTAAGTGGGTCCACTTTGCTAGTGAGGAGATTTCTAAGACAACACCATATGGTCCACTGCCGGAGGTCATGGTCAAAGGCGGGGATATTATACTGGAATACCCCGGTTTGTTAAAGCCTGTTATTGTAAAGGGCGAGTTTGATGGTCGTTATTCAATGGACATTGACTTGTATCGAGGGACAACCACCCTTGTTAAACACGCTAGGACACAACTCAAGTTATGGGGACCTGTGGCTATTGAATTGTTGAAAGAAGGGGCTGTTGCCGGAGGCGGCGGGGCCGTAACATCAACAACAGGGGGAACGCACAGCCCTGTTCATTCCGCACCTGCAATGAAAAAGAGGCCACGAAAGCGGAAGAAGATGGAAGACGACCTCATTCTGCGTGCGCCTGAATTGTTAGATGATAGTGGTGATCGAGAAGATAAAGGCCATATGATGACTCATGTGAGGCGTGTATTACAAGATGAAGAAGAGTCAATGACCTCCGATGAATTATGCACACAAGTCAAAGGACTTACTCCAAAAATGATTGAAGTCTATGGTCCTGAATATGGCATAGAGCGCACTGAAGAAGGTGATAAGTGGACATTGAATGAGGCAATAGACGATGACATTATTGAAAACTTCGTCTATCCTCGTATGAATGGTGCATCCCCTGATGGCGGTGCTTGGTCAGGAATGCAGGCGGATATTACCGCCCCTAGAGGTCCAACTGAATTGACAAATGATGATGCTACTACTATTGGGGCCAATTCAGATACTGAAGAGGAGGAACCTGTTGAACAGCCATACCACTTGTCAATACGAGTCAAACCTGAAGAAGGTCCAGCCACTATTGACATTGACGGTGGGCGTGCTAAGTTATCATATCCATTAAGGACACCCGCTGAAGAAGCCGCTGAACAAGAGGTTAAGACAAAGGTCGAAGCCACAGATGATGGCGTTGATGAATTAGCCGAAGAACAGTTAATGTCCTAATTCGGCCTGTTCCTCTAGGTATTCTTCTATAATTTCAGTTTTGAACATTTCCTTAATGGGTGAACAACACCAAGGGCATATAGCAATCAATACCCCTCCAATCCACGCCAGTCTTCCATTTATACCATCAAACTCTCCTCCACAACAACTACAATCATGCACATTCTCGCTCATAATCCATCCGATGGGGGTTTAGCATATTAGATCAACTCACGAACCCACCCCTTCATATAGAAAGACATGATTCTCGGATTTCATGGCGACCAAGATTATGGCATCTCCAACTATCCGAACCTCCGGGTTTTCGGCTGTTGGTAGTGACTTTATTCTAAAGGCCGCTGACGGCAGTGACTTATTCATCGCAGGATATGCAAGCGTGGATATGGTTGACAAGCAGGGAGATAGAATCCCAGCATCTGCATTAACAAAGGCGTTTGGCAAGTTTATGGGCAACAAAGCATTCCGTAATGTCCAATTAGCGCACAGTGGTATTCAAGTCGGTGAAGTTGTTGATAACTATACTGACAATGAAGGCCGTGTTTGGAAATCTGAAGTTGACGAACATGGACTTTTCGTAGTATGTCGCATTCGTGACGACATCCAAAAAGCCCGTGAGGTCCAAAAGCAGGTCCGAAGCGGCGAGTTGAAAGCATTCTCCATCGGTGGTCAGGCACTATTCCGTGTCACCAAGACAACCCCTGAACATGGGACTCACAGGGAAATAACCGATTTGGAATTGCACGAGATTACCTTGTGCAAGAAGGGTATTAACCCGGAGGCCCGATATACAATCCTAAAAATGGATAACGAAAGTGAAGTGAACCCTATGAGTAACGAAACCTTGACGGAAATAAGAGATAGCCTAAGCCGTGTGTTAAAACACATTGAAGAAGAACCTGAAACTGAAGAAGTTGTTAAGACTGATCAAGTTGAAGACAATGGTGCAGTTGCATACATTGACACTTTGGAAAAGTTTGCACATGAGAGCGGAGTAAACCTAGACGCATTGCGTGGTCACTTCGGTTTAGAGAAAGCATACCTCCAAGAAGGCAGTGGCGGATACAGCCATCGTGGACAGGGAGATGCTGAAGGAAGCGGAGAGTCCGCAACTGAACCAAGTTATCCTTCGTTACCAGCGGCTAGCGGCAATTCTAATGTTATCAAGCAAACTGGCAATATGAAAATGAATGCGCCAGCAGGCAATAAGAATGTCATCAAGTCCGGTTCCGGTTTGAATCTTTCACCTGACTCCCTAGAGCGTGGATACCGTGCATATGCATCAATCCGTGACGAAGAGGCTGTCAAATCTCTAGTTGAGAAAGAATGGAAAGACCGTTACAATGCTGAAACAGAAGAGGCATTGACAATACAAAAGGCTAACGACTTTGGCGGCCAAATAAACTCACTCCGAGCAGAAATTGCTTCCCTGAAGCAAGAAAACTCAAGTTTGCAGAAGTCCGTAGTTGCTGAACCAGCAACCACTTCTGTCCGTGTCCCGACTCACGATGAGTATGCGGCAATGGGCAACGGTGTTGACGGATGGCTTGCGGCTGAAGACCTAGCAAGGAGGGCTTTGAGAGGAGAATAATCCTTTCAAAACATTTGAGGAGAGATTAATATGAGTGGATCAAGAGGATACTTACGCACAATTGAAGATATGGAACGCCTATACTACGGTGCAGGTGCAGGAAACAACGCATGGGCATACAGCGGCACAGACCTATTGAAGGCTGATTCGCCACTAATGTCCACCACCAGCGGGACATATCAGGCAATCTTTGGCCGAAAAGTTTGGTCACAACTAAATCAAGAGTTTAACGCATTCAGTATAATGCCTAAGAAGCCTTGGGAAAAGAGTGGATGGAGAGTCGTCACTGACAAGCCTGATGCATCTAAGGGTGGCGGCGTTCCTGAAAACGCAACACTGCCTGAAACAAGCAAGCCATCATTCTTGCATGTCAATGACAAACCACGCACAGTGGCTCACACATTTGACCTCACTGAAACCGCAATGTTCCTTGCTGACAAGGATGATGGTCTTGGTGATGCTCGTGCAGTTATGAAGATGGAAATGGCAAAGCACCACGCTGAAACCATTAACAAGATGCTTCTAAAGGATATTCAGTATCGTAGCACAACTTTGAACGACTTTGATTCTATTGACCGTATTACTTCATCTGCTAAGATCGAGAAGGCTTCAACTTTCTCCGATGTAGCGGCAGGCGACCACAACCAATACAACATCGATAGACCTGAAGCATCAACCCAAGTATGGTCTGATGCGAATGTCGATGCAGGAACCGCTGGTGCTGAACGCCCACTTACACTGAACATCCTTGATGGAATGTTCCGTAACATTTGGGAGAGAGGTGGTCAACCAAAGGTTATCATGACTGGATATGACACACTAGAGAAGATTCAACAACTCCTACAACCACAGCAACGATTTACTGAAATGAAGAAGGTCGTTCCGGGTGTAAATGGAGTAAAGGGTGTTCCGGGTATGGAAGCAGGATTCATTGTAGCAACTTACAACGGTGTCCCATTGATTCCATCTAAGGATGTTTACAGCGAAGGTGGTTCCGGTATTAGCCGTCTATACTACCTTGACACTGATTACACATACTTCTGCACAGCAAAACCAACTCTCTATCATGAGTCAGGTATTGAAACAGGTGATCCATTCGGTATCAACCGATTAGGTCAAATGGGAATGTTCCACACAATGGGCAACCTATGGCAACTGTTCTATGGCGCACACGGTAAAGTGAGGGACCTAAGTGCTTGAAGCAATGGAGAGATTATTCTAAGGAAGTGAAATTATGGCAAACGCAAATATCGAAACGACAGGAAACAGTATTGTAATGAACACACGCCTTTGGGCTGGAACCAACAATGAATCAACCGCTTGGTTGGATGGCATTGCTGGTGTTGGCGCAGGGGATGCTGAAGGCGCACCTTGTATGTTGGTTGTTGACCTCAAAGTCACCGCACACAACACTATCACCACCTTTGACCTAGGGTTAATGTCTGAATTAGGACTATCAAAGGTTTCAGGAAACGCACTTATCGCAGTATTAGGAGTTATCAACTTGACTAACCAAGCACATGTTCCAACATTGATCACCCAAGATGGTGACACTGCTGGATTCACAACAGCAAACAATGCGGCAGTAGCAGACGACATTCACCGTGTAACTATCCTATACCGTTGAGGTGGATAAGTTGGCTCTAACGCTAACCTACACAGGTGCAAGGCCTTACGCTGAATTGACGCACAACTCATTACCTTGTGCATACGGTTTTGCTCGTGGCGAGTCACGGGATGATGTCCCTGATTCATTCATCGAATCAATCATTCAACCGATGATCGCAAACGGTGCATCAATGTGGAAGGTATCAGAATCCGCTGAAGTAGCGGAGGACAAAACCAAAGCAATGCTAGATGCAGTTGAACCAGTAGTGGAAGAAGCCGTTGAAGTTGTTGAAGAAGCACCAGTTGTTACAGAACAATCACAAGCAATGATTGACGCTGTTGAATCCCCTCCGTTTAGTGAGAGCATGTCAAGAGCGCAAATGATGTCGTGGTGCAGGTCCAATGGTATTCACACCATAAGTAAGGACACCAAAGCAACTTTAACCGAGAAGGCTTCTGCATATCTTGCAGGAGTTGAGTGAAGTGGCAGTAATCACCCATGATTCAATTAATGACGGTGATGGTCGTTACGCTTCTAGGACTCGTGTAAATCGTTTAGTTGTTGAAATCCCAGCGGCTGATTACAAGACAATGCCTATGTATGAAACTGAAGCCATACCTCTCAACGGGGAAGTCCATACAATTAAATTGGATTTAGGCACTTGTATGGCAACCACCCAAACCGATGCTGAAACTGACAAAGGCCGATTCCAAATGATCAATAGTGAAGTGACACTTGCGGGTGCGCCTGAAGATTATTTTACACCTATTGACGGTATTGATTATACTGGCCTAGGACAAGCGTATTATCAATTCCAAACCAATGAAGGGGCGGCACAGAATGGAACAACAATGGACATCGCATTGAGCGTTAGAACAGGAGTTTCAGGGCATTCGTCTGCACCAGTAGCACCAAAGGTTGCTGACGCAGGCGGCACTAGCCGAGTTATCTCGTCGGTTCAACCTTGGACTGGCCGTGTAGCGGGCAGTGTTAAGTTTATGTTATCATTTTTGAGTAGCAATACATTCCATACCGACACAGGACCGATCAAGATAATAGTGTATTACTCTTGAGTTAGTGTTAATAGGAAAGACATACTGAAAAGGTTGATAGCAATGACTGACCTCGTAGTAATTCAGAACGGCAGAACCAATGTATCGGGGAACAGATTGACTGTATCTCTTAGTGCATCAACAGCAGACGGCACTTGGGATGCGGCAGGCGCAACCTTTGACGCAACCTCCTATGTAGCGAACCCTGATATGGTTCACATCGAAAACACTGGCGGCTATGTCTTTAATTATGACCGCACAAACAAAGTAATCAATGCTTATGTTCAAACAGACCCTGCTGATGGCGGTGGTGCAAATGTTGGACTTGTTAAAGCAACAGGACTGGACCTAAGCGGCGATGTTGCCGCAGGAACAGGCATCATCATGAGAATTATGATTACCGGCGGGCGAGCCTGAAGGGGCTGGCCTAAATGGGAAGATTAGCAGTTGATACTGTCGATCTCGATGAAGCATTTGAAATCGAGAAGAGGCGTAAAAGCCGTATGCTAGAAGTAGCAAACTCTCATAACTCTTCGGTTCACGAATCTATTGCCCCATTCAGCAAAGAATGGTTGGCACGCAATTCCACCGACATACGAATGGAGATTAAAGGCAATGAAAGAATGGACATCCAAAACATTGGTTCAGGCACTAGATGCATGGACTGTGGGATGCTACACTTTTGCTGGACTCCCTCCTGTGCTGTATGTGGCGGTCCTATGGACTACAATTTAGGTAGCCATCATAATACAAAAGCGAGGCAAATAGCATGAATCTAAATGAGTTAATTTTGAAGGCGAGAGCCGACATGGATGAAAAGAACGCATACTGTCAGAAACATTTCAACTGCGATTATTCTGAATGCACACCAGCACAGAAAAGGGAATGCAACCAAAAGTGTGGCGTTCCTAAGCAGGTCACGGATTCTTCACCTAATGCCGTTAATATATTGGACATGGATGAGGATGGCAAGAAGAAAGTTGCTAAGAGTGATGAAAAGACATACAAGAATATGAATTGTATGAATTGCTCAGATGGGACAGATGCTGACGGCAATGCATGTGAAAACTGTTACCCAAAGAAGTCATTCGATTTAGCGTTCCATACTGGTTGGACTATTGCTAAGGCACAGCCATGCTCGGTTAGAGGGTGCGGTGCTATGCCGGGCGATGGACCCGAAAACTGTAATGCTGGCGAGAAGCCGAGTTTATGCTCACGAAGAAAGGCGGCGGCACGCCAAGACACTAAACAAATGCGTCGTCAAAAAGGCAAAGTAAAGCATTTAGATATGGCTGACGAAGGATATTGAGGAGGGGGGTTGATGTATGCCAAGAGTGTTTCATCCGGGTCATCGGCCTAATCAACCTCTTTATCCCGATGAATTAGTTTACACAACTGTTCAGAAGGTATCTGACTATCTCCAATTGCCGTTGCCTGAACCAGTTGACTTGGCTGGTGATACATCAACCGCATTAGGTGCGGCTATTGACGCTTCTTTAGAAGCAACAACAACCTATATTCAGATTCCAGTAACCGGCCCTGATTACAGACGCTGGGGATTTTCAAAAGGAGATAGCATCACCATCTATGATGATGTTGAGTCAATGGGTTCAACAGTGACTATATTGTTAGTCAAGTCCGCTGGCAGTGGGGGCAAAGTGAATCTGATCGCCGTTGACCCAGCAGTTGCATATACCACCGCTAGTAACGGAGTGGTCCAAGCAAACTCATCAATAAGCAATAGCAAAGAGAGAGGTTTGAGTAAACAACATGTTCAGAATCTTATTCGTTTAAGGCAGGACTACATTGACAAAACAACTCGTATGGCTTGGAGGCCACGCCTAGTATGTGATGAATATCAAAACTTTACCACATTCAAACCATACCGCAGGAGATACTATACTGACTATGTTGGTGCGGTGTATCTGAAGAACCGTGCTGTGCAAAGAGTGCTAAGACTATCTGTATGGCAGGGAGATTACTATCGTGAATTAGGTTGCTCTCGTATCAAAGTCGAAGTGTCCAACCCAACGCAGATTCAAGCATCAGATAAGATATTTCTATGCCCCGGTAATATCAATGCCAGTGCCACTTTAGAACAGGGGGCTGGTTCGACTCAATGGAGTAAAGACTTCGGCATCAAGACTATCGCTCAAGGTATTGCCGGTTTGATCAACGAAGACGATGCGTCAGAAAAAGCCGCTATTCAATTAGGTTCATTGACTGAAGGAACGGATTCTGATGGACTCGCTAAACCATTAAACATCAGTCACGAGTTTTTGGCTACTGCTAATAGTGATGATGGTGATGGTAAGATAATGATTAGCAGTATGCGTTCCACTGATGAAGGCGATGATGCCACCATTGGTGTAACAAACGCTAGTTGCTTCACATTCACATTAGGGAATACAGCAACCACCACTGTTTCATCCACTACTGGAACACCAGTTACCTCATTCGATGTTGCTGACGCAGGGACCTTTACACTAGGGCATGGAATCGTATGTTCAGGAAATCATGTTGCTTTATGCGCCCGTTCAGGCAATACATTCACTATTGTCACTGACCTGTCGGGGACATTTGCTGATAACATCACGGCGACTGATACATTAACCCAATACCGCTTTGATAGCGACACCACTTCTGAAGAACGCCAAAAAGACTGGTGGTCAATGGAAGATAATGGTGCAATTATGTTCAACAATCAATACCCATTCTTTGAAAACCACAGTCTAAAGGTTTCATATCTGTTTGGTGAAAGGTATGTCGATAAGATGATCGAGGATGCCTGCACCAAGTTAGTGTGCATGGACATTATGATGAGCGATGACTATTCAGTAATGTTCCCTGAAGGTTCTCAAAACATTGACTTGAATGCAAAGGTGCAAAGGCTAGATGAAGAAGCGAAGAGGCTCTTGGTTCCATTCCAAGAAGGAATCATTGTAGCGGGAATGGGTGGTTGATTTGGCATCAAGCGGACTATTCCCAAAGACAGAAGAGTGGCTAATGCACCTCAAAGAGATTTCAGAACAATACAGTGTTTGTGCGAGAGAGTTGCCCGCAAACGAAAAAGAGTGGCGAGATGGCCAAGTTATGCGTGAAACTCTTATGGCTGAATTGGATGGGGTTGACATGTCCGACGAGGAAATACAGGCGACTGTTGATATTCAGGCGGATACAAACCCTCATAGAATGAAGTTTAATCACCTTCGTGAAAAGTTATACAAGGAGGTGCTATGATGTCTGACGCTATCGTTGAAATCGTAAAAATCCTAAAATCAAACTGGAATATCTCCCCTAAACCTAGTATTGAGGACATTAGCGTTCTTGATCACGGCGAAGGAAAAAGAGTCCGTATGCAAGACAAAGATGTAGTGCGGGTCTTTGAAACAGCACACAATGAGGCACAGCCTGAATTGTTATTCGATTTCGTCAATGAACACATCAATTTGACCATTGATGTGCGAACAGTAAAGAGCCGTGAGAGGTTGAGTAAGATTCGTGACGAGATTCGGCGGATACTACATCTTCACCGAAAAGGGGATGGAATCAACTTTGACAGGGTTATCTTCAAGACGAGAACGGACTTGTCTGACCGTAGCAAGCGCATGTTTCGCTACACAATGCAGGCCGAAGTGATAACATTTAGCAAACCGCTAGTAGCAGTATAAGGTGAAGAAAGATGGTAAATACAGTATTCAAGGGTGACTTAGCAGAAGTATCTTGGGGCAAAGAAACAGGATTGAGATTAGAAGGCAACAACACGGCGAATGGTTGGGTGGTGGCGGCACACGCTACATTGCCAAATACCTCCGTGATTACATACGGTAGCAATGCGTGGTTCCATAATTCAGTCCCTGACAATGTTCTCGTGGGATGTGTCCTTCGTGTAGCGGGTGGAGATGTCTATTCGTCTGATGACTATTCATCGACACGCCGAACCTATTATGTTACTGCAAATGACTGTTCATCTAACACGATCAATGTCCAACCTGCAATGGCTACTACGGGCAACGCAAAAGTGTCAGATATTTTTACTCTCGACAGCGTTGGATGCCCTACTATTGATTCATCAAGCACAGATTCAGCATCCAAAGTCAAGACTGACGGGTTTATTGGTTTGTTAAACACATTTGGATTGCCTGAACCTGAAATCGATGTCAGGAAACAGCATGTAGTCGGAATGGGCCGTGACATCAATGTCCTGACCAGTGGCCGTGAAACGCTTGGCGGCGGCAGTATGGAATCAAATGCTCATACTTTGAAGTGGATGAAATATGCACTTGGAGGTTGGGTTTCAAAAAGCGATGGAGAGTTATCCAGCATTAACAGTTATTCAGGTGCAACCATATTGACCGAGAATCCATTGAATATCAAAAATAGTGGCACAGACATTTGGGCCGCTCAAGCCTTTGGTTCAACAAATAAAGTCGATGTTACTAGCCTAATAACATTAAATGCGACTGGACTCGCCAGCCTCACTGGTGGTGCTGATGGTCAGACTATCTTTTTGGGTGCTAGGACCAATGCAGGAACAGCGGGGCATGTCTTTGCTGAAACCACCTTTGCTACTTCACATAATCAGGTTCTTCCATCAGGAATCATCAAGACACTTGGCACTAATGGCGATGTCCTGATCGGTTCATTCGCCGCCGCTACTTCAGCGGTTGGAGTGCCTGATATGACTGATGTAAGTCAATCGGGAATAATAAACACTGCTGATGTGGTTTTTG